ATTAAGTTTCTCATACTCTCCTCTTTTATTGTAAGGTACGTCCACCAGGTCAATATAATCTATTACAACGCACTTAGGTTGCAATTGTTTAATTTTGTCCTGTATTTGGGGTATTGTGGGACTTATAGACTGCATTATGATGTGGCTTAACTCTTCTTTATGATAATCATATAGTTTTTTATAGTTAGACACTACCATATCTTTATCTGCATTTGCTACTATTTGCAAATTTCTTCTATGCATTACGAAACCTGACAGTTCTAATGATAAGAATAATGTAGGAATTTGAGCTTCTTTTGTAATTTGATCATGCTCTGCATTGTAACCCAGTACTATATTTTGTGCTAGTGCTGTTTTATTAGCACCTGTTGAACCAAATATAGTAACTAATTCACCTGGATATATTGTTGCATCCTTATTTGGAACTCCTAATAACTTTGCTAAGTCGATAGTTCTACCTGAAAAATCTGTTTCAAGTCTTTCGGCTAGCTCTGATTGAAGTTCTTCACTGTTCTTAACATCTACCAAATAATCTTTACGTTTAAAGTATATACAATTTGTTTTACAAAATTTAGCCATAAGCACATCTTTGCATCCATACTTGTATCCACCTCTATAAGTGTCTTCTACTTTTTTAATAATTATTTGGTTTTCTAATTGTCCATTATTCCATTCTAATAATGCTGCTTTAGCTGCATCACTAGGTATACCATGTCTAAAGAAATGTGATGCTATACGCATCATTGTATTATTTCTATTCCCTTCTTCAGGGCCATTTTTATACATAGTTTGCACACATGGAACAATATTGTCTGGCTCTACACTACTATCCATCACTCTTATTTGTGGAACATTAGTAATAATCTTATCTTCTAATTCACCATCTCCCCATTTAGGTTCTGTATTACCTTCTCTTGGGGCTTCTGCCCACAGTAATATTTCTTCTGGAGTTATGGTGTTAATAATAGATTGATCTAATATTACTTTATATAATCCTGATTTTTGATTTAGTGTATTTTCACATCTAAAAATAGCTGTTCTATTATATACTGACAAATCTATATCACTAAATAAATTATTCATTGTTTCTCTAACTATAAAAGGAAGATTTGTATCTCCTTGAGCATAATTAAATACTTCACCTGAAATAATTATATGATATCCAGTGCCACTAAAATATATGTCATATGAGCGTGAATGAACACCTAGTTCTTCTAACTCAAAAAGTATTCCTCTTGTTTTGTTAAGTGTGTGCTCATCTGTATTTTGTCCTTTATCTATATCGATAAGTATATCTTTAATATATCTTTTACCTAAAAAATCTTTCAATGTTCTTTTAAGTTTAAAATAATCTAAAGCTTCTTCATCATATAGATAAACGCTTTTATATACAGCTCTTGACTGTCCGTGTTCTAATATTACATCTATTAATTGTTCTTCTTGAACAAGAAGCCCCCGTTGCCGAGGGCTCCCTATTGCGATCTCGTGATAAAGATTCATTAAAATGAAGTTTGAGTACCGCCAACTGTGGTGCTGGCTGTACTTGTAGTTCCTTCTGATGAACCATCTACATGCTCTACAATAAACTTGTTTGCTTTCATGTATTGTACATAACTCTCCAAGTCTTTACGACCAGCTGGATTGTTTTTTACAATTTTAGGACAAACTGTTGGATAAGCTTTATTCGCATTTTTATTCCATCTATTATAAGTAAAGATGTAATAATCGAGGTCTGAATCTTCGTCATAATTAGCCATAGTATGATTTAAGTTTAAATATCCTGCTACATCTTCTAGCATTTTATCATCTTCATCTACCCAAGCTCCTTTTGTGTTGACTCCACCTTTCCAACCTATAGCATCTGTAAAGTATAGGATTCTCTTTAATAAACTATTTTCTCCTTCGATGTTACCATTGCTATCTCTATCAAAACTGCCTAACAATGCATATTCGAAAGGATACTGTGAGTTATTATTTCTGAAAGATATACTAAGAAAAACTTCTAACTTATCATGGTCAGCTGATTTATCTACTATATCTGTTAATGCAACTTCCTGGAATCCAAACCATTTTGGTGTACCAGTATTTGCTGTTGTTTTTTGAGAACCTCTAAACGGCATATATGCTCCTATTCTTTTTCTTTGTACTTTAGTATTTCATTAATTACGCTGCTATAATTAAATGGAAGAGTTTTTTGGGCTAAAGGTTTTAGCCTACTTCCTACCGTTCGCTCATCATAAGCTTGGAAAGAAATATAAAATTCTCCATCATCTTTATCAGCCATTGCGTATCCTATTACATCTGCAGAAGCTGTTATTGCATAAGCTAACCCTCTGGGTAACTCTGGCCCTAACTGACTTTTGCCATCTGTAATTACTGTACTCTTAGCATGAGAAATTAACACTAAGTTTTTACCTAGTGATTTACACAAAGTTTGAAATCTTTTTATTATATCTAGATTTTTTTTCCTTGCTTGTGCCCAGTCAGCACCCCATGAAGAGCCTTCACCCATTGCTGCTTGACCTCTTTCATCACATACTTCTTGTTCTATCCATCTATTGATGTGATCAATTGTGTCAATAGCAATAGTGTCGTAAGGTAATTCTTTAAAATTATCTTTTAACCAGTGATACACTTCAACCATAGAATATACTTCCATAGGTTTACCAACTTCATCACCTGTTCTATGATAATATCCTCTGTCATCATTAGGTATAACCTCTATTTCAGGTTTGCCATTTTTTGTGACTTGTTTATTATCAAGCATTTTAGGTCTTGTTGGTGTATTAAGTGCAGTCACTGTGACTGTATTTGCTTCATTTACGAAGTCTGAACCTAAGTCAGTATCAATTAATAATACTCCTTCAGTTCCTTTATCGCTCCATTGACTAGCTGACGTTGTTTTACCCGTTTTGGGTTGCCCAATAAAATACCAGGTCAACCCAGTGGGTAAAGTCTGCCAATCAGTGGATACTTTACGAATTTTAATATCCATTTGTTTCTTTCTATTAGATTATCAGATGTTCTTTTCTAATTTGAAGAGGTGTTAAACCTATCCAAATATACGCATAGTACGCTTTTTTAGCAACAACATTAAAGACTTGGTCTACTCCAAAGCCTCCAACTATTGATGCTGTAAAAATTGTATGTTTCATTGTGCAAGGTGCTTGTGGTATTTCGTGAGTGGGTAACCATGTATCTAAATACTTATCTGCTTTTTTAGTTACTGTTACTATTTCCATAGCCATTGCTCCCATGCGTAAATCTAAAAACAACTCTCTGTTATCTTGTTCTAACCATTTTTGATAAGCTGTTAATCTATCTTCCATATTATCTAAACAAACTATCATTTTAGGCAATGTTCCACTATCTTCATCGTATATATCGTCGTGAACAGTCATTTCTTCATTACTTGATTTATACATGTTAAAGATATTTTTAGCTATATGAACTTTTTGCTTACCTAATGCTCCTTGTGGATACATTGTTGTGCTTAAATTATGTTCTTCTAGCGAATCATCGTCCCAACCTGTTAGTTTTTTAAATCCCATAATGGATAGAAGAGGTACCAGCTGTGAGCCGATACCTCCTAATCCAACGATACCTATGTGATCTAACTTATCTTGAGGAATTAAATCCTTATTTCTTAAGAATCTAGTATCTGTATCCATTATAGCCTCCATAACCATATTCAGTATTCATAGAACTATCATCTACTAAATACATTATTTCAGTTATATCTAATCCCATTTTTTCTAATTCTAACTCTAAGTCAATATCAGAAAGTTTTCCTTCTGTATTTTTATCGATTAAAGCATTTATTTTTGTTTGTTCTTTTTCAGTTTTCTTAGCAATAATTCTATCTTTTCGCATTTTATTGAATAAAGTTGTACTATTTGGAACTGTATTATTAAATACATTCATCTGAGTTTTACTAGATTTAGGCTTTTCTTTTTCTATTTTATCAGCTATAGCAATCCATTCAGAATCAACATTAAATGTATTTACAATTTCTATGTTTTCTTCTTCTATTTCTTGCGTATGTACACATTTGTATTGATCTTTCCAACTAAATCCAAATGCATGCAATGCTTTTCCACTGCTAGCAACAACTAAACTACCATAGAAGTTTTTATCTGGTGCCATATCTTCTAATGTGTCTGTATCTGTTCCTGATAGAAATGCTCCCATAGTATTATGACTATGTATTAAACCAGTGTATGCTTTTTTAAGCTTTGGGAATTTGCGATATGTATCGCCTAGTATTTTAGCTAAGTCTTTAGCTTCCCATTCTGTAGCTGCATGACTACCTAAGTTTAATGGATGAAAATGTAAGATTGTCCATTGTGTTGGAAATCCATCATCATCTGTTTTTATTTCATACCAAGCTGGGCCTGACCATTCTAATTCTTTGAATTTAGTCAAAAAATAATGGTACTTGTTGTGTACTTTCTTTGGTATTCTTAATTTGCAATCCATCTATTATCTCCTTTTTGGCTTTGTTAAGTGTTTGTATTACAATATTTGATTCTATTGAATACAAATTATTAACGAGGTTATTATATGTTTGTAAATACTGATCGTAATTAGTTGGCATTTTATCTTTTAACAAATCTATTGCTAACTCAGTTTTTCCACCTGCTTCTACTAATGGTCTAAAACCATACCAGAACATTCCTGATTTATCAAAATCTATTGCTGGTCTTTTTTTTTCTTTTGGTGGATTACTATTCCAATCTAAGTATCTATCTTTAGTCATTTTAAGTGTAAAGCTTTTTTTAATTTCTTCATTTATATACTTTACTACATTTTCTTCATTTACTTTTGATTTAGCCATATTATTAGTTATTCTTTTAACTCTTTCATATCGCCAACTCCATTCTTTACCTAAAGACTCTAAAGCTTCTGGATTACCTCCATAAACAAATCGTAAATGACTTCTAAACGAAGGTCTTGATAATACTTTTTTAGACATGACTAACTCATCACTTTTATTTTGTATTCTTATCTTTAAAGGTATTAAGTAATTGTTTACCATTCTTATTACTCTATTAACATGGTCAGGATCAAAAATCATTTCTTCATACATTTTATTAGCTGTGCAATCATCATAGATTCTTGTTCCTGCTTGTGCTGTCATTTGAATAATACGTTTTAAGCGACTTATATATGACCTTTCTTCTGCATTTATATGATTGCTTAACATGTATTTTATTGTTTTTTTTATTTTTATTGGTCTGTCTTTGTTTATTGTTCTTAATCCTTGCATTCTTAAAATAGGTCTTGCTGTGTCTATAATACTTCCTATAGAATTAGACCCTTGATAAGCT